GACACAACTACAACAGCTAATGCAATCTTGCCTTGGTCTAACACAACTACTACTCCTAAGATTACACAGATCTCTGATAACCTACATGCTAACTACTTCGCTACGTTGTTTCCTCAACAGAAGTGGATGCGCTGGGAAGCTAGTACACGGGACTCAGCCAAGCGAGAGAAACGTGATGTGATCCAAGCCTACATGGAGAACAAGGTTAACCAGTCTGGTTTCATTAACACAGTCTCTGACATTGTACAGGACTGGATTCTCTACGGTAACTGCTTCGCTATGGTAGACTGGGAGGATGGGTTCGTTAACAAAGAGTCTGGTGAGTTCATTCAGAAGTACACAGGCCCACGCCTTAAACGAGTATCTCCTTACGACATCTGCTTTAACCCTACAGCTACCTCATTCGAGGATTCACCTAAGGTCATTCGTAGCATCAAGTCCCTTGGCGAGATCAAACGTATGATAGATGCTGACCCTTCTAATGACTACCTGAAGGAAGTCCTAGACAAGATGATGGGTGCTCGTAAGGCAGTCCGATCCTCTGAGGGACACATCGACAAGGGTGAAGGCTTCACAGCTGATGGCTTCTCTAACATCCAACAGTACTACGAATCAGACTATGTAGAGATCCTCACCTTCTATGGTGACATCTATGACCAAGCCTCTAATGAGTTTATGTCTGACCGTATTATTACTATTGTTGATCGTGCTTACGTTATCGACAACCAAGAGAACCCATCATGGTTAGGTAAGTCTCCTATCTTCCACAGTGGATGGAGAAACCGTCCTGACAACCTCTACAGCATGGGACCACTAGACAATCTTGTAGGTATGCAGTACCGCATTGACCACCTAGAGAACCTCAAGGCTGATGTGTTCGATCAGATTGCTTACCCAATCCTTAAGATCAAGGGTGATGTAGAAGACTTCGACTTCGAACCCGGTGCTCGTATCTACCTAGGTGAAGAGGGTGATGTAGGTTACATGGCTCCTGATGCAACAGCCCTTAATGCTGACATGCAGATCCAGATCTTAGAGAACAAGATGGAAGAGATGGCAGGTGCTCCTCGTCAAGCTATGGGTATCCGTACCCCCGGTGAGAAGACTGCCTTCGAAGTTCAGACACTACAGAACTCAGCCTCTCGTATCTTCGAACACAAGGCTGCACACTTTGAACGTACCTTCCTAGAGCCTATCTTGAATAGTATGCTTGAGATGGCTCGTCGTTACATGAACCGTTCTGACACTATCCGTATCTTAGATGATGCTAGAGGCTTCACTAAGTTCATGGACATTACTCGTGAGGACATTACGTCCAGCGGTAAGATCGTTCCAGTAGGTGCTCGTCACTTTGCTGAACGTGCTCGTAGGGTACAGAACTTAATTCAGATGGCTGCAGTTAAGGCACAAGATCCTACTGTAGCTCCACACCTGTCAGGTAAGGAACTAGCTCGTATCATTGCATACGAACTTGGTGAACCTACACTCTTCGCAGATAACATCTCCGTAACAGAGCAGATGGAAACGCAGTCTAAAGTACAGGACATGCAAGCTGCTAATGAGGAACGCCTGATGGAAGCAAGTGAGATGGGTATTTAATGCACTCAGTATGGATCAAGGGATTCAAAGGCGAAGCTAAAGAGAAGCGCATCAAAGAAGTGATGAACTACCGTAACGCCTTTGAAGACCTCACCGATGTTATCGAACAGACACTACAAAGAAAAGATGCTGTTCGAGACTACAGCCCCGGATGGGCTGAAAAACAGATTGCCGTTAATGAGTACAATGCTGCTCTTGACGACATCATAAACTTAATAGACCTCAACCGTAAGGATCGAAAACAATAATGTCAATCTTTGATGAAGCACAGTCTGCTAACTCTCAACCACAAGAGCCGCAGGCAACAGAGACTACGCAACAAGAAACCCAACCACAGGCATCTTACTTGCAGAAGCTCGTAGAGACACGTGGCGAGAATTGGAAAGACCCAGAAGTTCTAGCTAAGGGGAAGATGGAAGCTGATGCTTACATTAAGAACCTTGAAGATCAACTCTCTCAGATGCGAGATGATCTAGGCAAACAGGACTATGCTGCCCAACTCTTGCAACAACTAGAGGGAAAGGCATCGGCATCCACTACCGATAAACCTCTAGTGTCCAATAACGATAACACAAGTGGCACAGTTACTGAGGGACATACCAACCTTGCAGTCAGTGAAAATGATTTAAAGAGCCTTGTCGAAAAGACACTAACAGAACGGGAGTTGCAAGCAACAGCTAACCAGAACATATCTTCTGTAGATAGTAAACTACAAGAGATGTACGGTACTGAGGCAAGCAACGTACTGCTCAACAAGTCTAAAGAACTTGGTATCAGTCTTGAACGTATGCAGAACTTAGCCTCTGAATCACCCTCTGCTTTCTTCACCTTGCTTGGTGAGAAGCAGGAGTCTTTCAAGCCGATGACTCAAGGTTCAGTCCGTACTGATGGTGTCGCAATGCAATCCTCTTCGCAGCGTGACTGGTCTTATTACCAGAAGCTACGTAGAGAAAACCGAAACGAATACTACTCACCTAAAATCCAACAACAGCTTATGGAAGATAAGATGCGGATGGGTGATAAATTCGGCAATTAACTTTAAGAAAGGCCTAGTCAAATGGCAGGTATGATTTCCTCAAACACAGACATGCAACGTCTGATTCGTTCAGAGGTTTACTCCTCAGAACTCAAAGAGATCCTTCGGGACGAAATGCAAGCACAGCGTTATGTACGTATGCTTGACGGTTTCCCAGATGGTGACACATTCACAATCCCAACAATCGGTGAAACAACTGTAGCCGATTACACTGAAGATGCTGCTGTATCGTATGTCCCAATGGACACTGCAGAGTTCCAGTTCACTGTAGATAAGTACCTGCAGTCTGCTTCTTACATGACTAAGAAAGCTGCACAGGACTCGTTCTACAGCGCACAGCTTGAAGCACGGTTTGTTCCTGAGCAAGAACGTGCAATCATGGAGCACTTCGAAACAACAACCTTCGCTTCTCCTGAAGTCGGTGTTACTGCTAACTCTGCAGAAACAACTGATGGTGTTGCACACCGTATCGCTGGTGGTAACTCTGGTCGTCTCGATCTTGCAGACTTTGCATTTGCTCGTTATGCCCTTAAGAAGTCCAATGTACCTGATCGTGGTATGGTTGCTATCGTTGACCCATCCGTTGAGTACCAGCTGAACACCTTGACCAACTTGGTTAACGTGTCCAACAACCCAATGTGGGAAGGTATTGTCCGTGATGGTATCGCAACTGGTATGCGCTTTGTTGCTAACGTCTACGGTTTCGATGTATATACATCTAACTACCTGAAGGCAACTGTTGCAGACGGTGCCCTTCTCGAAGCAGATGGCACAACAGCACAGAACTTCGCCGTTAACAACGGTGTTGCTAACTTGTTCTTCTCTTCCGATGCGGGTGCTAACCCATTCGTCGGTGCATGGCGTCAAATGCCTGAGGTGGATTACGAGTACAACAAAGATTACCAACGTCACGAGTATGTAACTACTGCTCGTTACGGTGTTAAGAAGTACCGTCCAGAAGGTATCGTTACAGTTGTATCGAACCCTGCTGTATAATACTACAAGGGTGATCCTTCGGGGTCACCCTACCCTTGCTCTAGGAGAATACATTAAATGGCAAACGTAAATCACTCAGCACTATCTGACCCATATCTCCATGAGCCTAAGGGAGCTTCCACAGCTGCCGCAGGCGAAGTGTACCTTGCAAACGGTGCTGGTAGTGGAGCTTGGACAGAACTATCTAGATATGTTAACGGTTATGTAGCCTTTAATGCAGTAACCCCTTACGCATACCAACATTCAGTTACAACAGCCTACACACCTCTAAACCCTACATTTGCTCTTGAAGCTAGTAACGGCTTTATTGCATCCGCTTCCCCTAATGCTCGTCTTGTGTACACAGGTACAGAAAGCATTGTAGCATCTGTTAACTTCACTATTGCCTACAAGAATGACTCTGGAACTCTTCGTGACTTCGAACTTGTTTTCTACAAAAACGGTGCTGTTATGAATGGTGGTCACATTATTGTAAGTGCTGTGTCAGGTGAATGGAACAGTGCTACATTAACTGATCTGTCAACACTAAACACTAACGACTACATAGAAGTCTTTGTTAAAGGTTCTGCTGCTTTTACTCTTGACTTAGCCTCAGCCTCTCTGACCATTTCAGGAGTACCTAACTAATGAAAAGAACACTCCTACAGATAGTCCAGAACATCCTGTCCGACATGGACTCTGAGGATGTGAACAGCATTAGTGATTCCATAGAAGCTGAACAGAT